GAATTTTTGCGTGCAGAAATGAGGTGAGCTTGAGTGACGGAAAAACAGAAAAAGTTTTGCGATGAATATTTGAGTGATTTGAACGCCACTCGGGCATATAAAGCAGTGTATAAAGGCGTGAAAAGTGATGAAGTAGCTAAAGCGGCGGCAAGCAGATTGTTAACTAATGTTAACGTTAAAAAATATATAGCTGATCGGATGGAAGAGATCCACAACGAGAAGACGGCGGACGCCCAGGAAGTAATAGAGTATCTGACTTCCGTGCTTCGCGGAAAAAGCAGTTCCACAGAAATTGTAGTTGAAGGAACCGGCGACGGCTGCTCCGAGGCACGAACCATCGAAAAGGCACCGTCTGAGAAAGAGCGCTTAAAGGCTGCGGAGCTTCTCGGCAAGCGATACGGACTGTATACAGAGAAAGTTGATGTGGCAACCGATATGGATCTCAACATCACGATTGACTACGGGGAGGACGATTCCGGATGAACATAAACGTCCAGATGAACCCAGGCTTCAAAGAAGTTGACCGCAGCCGAAAACGGTATATTGTTATGAAAGGCTCTGCTGGATCAGGAAAGAGTGTTGATACGGCGCAGAATTATATCTTGCGGCTGATGCAGGATCCGGGAAGAAATCTTCTATGCGTTCGAAAGGCGGACGTGACAAACAGGGATAGCACTTTTGCAGAATTGCAGGGTGCTATTTTTCGTATGTTTGGGGAGCAGTATAAGAGATATTGGCACATCAACAGCTCCAACATGATTATGGAGTGTAAGATCAACCGGAATCAGATCATTTTCCGTGGAGTCAATGATGAGAAACAGCGTGAAAAGCTGAAATCCATTACTTTCAAGCGTGGAAAGTTGACCGATGTGTGGATTGAAGAAGCAACGGAAATTACGCAGGCGGACTTCGAGATCATTGATGACCGTCTCCGTGGTGAACTGCCGGATGGACAGTTCTATCAGATCCGGATGACGTTCAACCCGGTATCGGCGTATCACTGGATTAAGCGTGTGTTCTTTGACCGGTCAGATCCGGATGTTCTGACACATCAGTCAACCTACGAGCAGAACCGCTTTATCGATGATGCCTACCGAAGACGTATGATGCGGCGTAAGGAAGTGGATCCAGAGGGGTATCGGGTGTATGGCCTGGGGGAATGGGGCGAGGTCGCCGGACTGATCCTCAAAAACTATGTTGTCGAAGAATTTGACTGTTCACCGGAACGATTCGATTACATGGTCAATGCACAGGATTTCGGATTCAATCACGCCAATTGCATCGGTGAGGTTGGCTTTAAGGATGGTGAGTTGTATCTATGCCGGGAACTGTACGTGTATGAGATGGACACGGACGAGATCATCCGGCTGGCGGAGGGGCAGTTCAACAAGCGCCTGCGCATGTGGTGCGATTCTGCGGAGCCGGACCGTATCAAGATGTGGCAGAAGGCGGGATACCGCGCAAAAGGCGTGCAGAAGGAGCCGAACAGCGTGCATGCCCAGATAGATTACCTGAAACAGCACAGAATCCATATTTACCCGTCCTGCGTCAATACAATAAAAGAAATTCAGCAATGGAAGTGGAAGAAGGATGAGCGTACCAACACTTATCTCGAAGAGCCAGTTCCATTTTTTGATGATGCCATGGCGATGCTTCGATACTCCATTGAGGAAGAACGCAAGGCGAAACCACGGCTGAACAGAAAGGTGAAAGGAGGGATATAGAAGTGCGAACGAATTTGTATAGGCTACCGTCGGAAGAGACGCTGACAGATGCCAAATTGAACGAATTTATCATGCGGCATTCCGGAGAGTGCGCATTTAGATACAGCATGCTGCAGGAGGCCTACGAGACGGATTACCCGCTCCTGCATGAGCCGTTAAAGCCCAAGTGGAAGCCGGACAACCGGATCATGGTCAACTTTGCGAAATACATCGTGGATACGATGAACGGCTTCTTCATCGGGCATCCGATCAAACTGCAGGTAGACGATGGAAACGAAGCGGTTGAGAAATATGTTGATTTTCTGGATCAGTATAATGATCAGGACGATAACAATGCCGAACTGTCCAAGATCTGCAGTATCTTCGGCAAAGGCTATGAAATGTATTACGTAGATGAGAACGGAAATATCGGTATCACCTATCTGAGCCCGCTGGATGCATTCATGATCTACGACGATTCCGTGCTGGAAAGGGAACGATATTTCGTGCGGCTGTATTACGATTCGAATCAGATCCTTCATGGAAGCGTATCGGACGAGACGAAGGTCCGCTGGTTTACAATCAAAGGAAAATTACTCTGGGATGCAGACGAGAAGATACACGGCTTCGACGGCGTTCCGGCATCGGAGTACGTAGAAAACAAGGAGCGTATGGGAATCTTCGAGCCGGTCCTTACGATGATTAATGCATACAACAAGGCGATCAGCGAGAAAGCCAATGATGTTGACTATTTCGCGGATGCCTATCTCAAGGTTCTTGGTTCCAAGCTGGAAGAAGACGATGTGGCGCATATCCGGGATGACAGAATCATTAATTTCGACGGGGACACCGAACGGTTGATTGTCGAATTTCTTCAGAAACCGGATGGTGATACCACGCAGGAGCATCTGATCGATCGTCTGGAAAAGCTCATTTTCCATATCAGCATGGTGGCCAATATCTCGGATGAGAATTTTGGCACCAGTTCCGGCATCGCCATGAAATATAAGCTGCAGGCAATGAGTAACTTGGAAAAAACGAAAGAGCGGAAATTTACCAGCGGAATGAACCGGAGGTATCGTCTGATTTTCTCAAATCCGGTCTCAGGAATGAAAAAAGATGACTGGGTGAAGATCCATCCACATTTTACACCAAATTTCCCGGCAAACCTGCAGGAAGAGGCAGAGATCGCGAAGAATCTGGAAGGTGTGGTCAGCCAGGAAACACAGCTCGGGGTGCTGTCTATTGTGGACAATGTACAGGATGAAATCAAGAAAATTGATACCGATCAGAACAAGGTGAGAGCGGATCCAGTGATGAAGCAGATGTTTGGCGGCGGTGGACAGGATGACGAGTAAGGAATACTGGCAGAAACGTGAGACGGAACATGCCAAGAAGAATAAGATGTCTGAGCAGACCTATGCAGAAGAGATCCGGAAGACCTATGCGTATATGGCGGATCAGATTCAGAAGGAAATCGATGGATTTTACGCAAAATACGCCAATGCTGAGAAGATTTCGCTGGCAGAAGCAAAGAGAAGGGTTTCCAAGCTCGATATCGAAGAGTATGGCAGGAAAGCGGCGAAATACGTCAAAGAAAAAGATTTTTCCGACCAGGCGAATGAAGAGATGCGGCTGTACAATGCAACCATGAAGATCAACCGTCTGGAACTGCTGAAAGCCAATATCGGGCTGGAAATGGTATCCGGTTTCGATGAACTGCAGAAATATTTTGACAAGACGCTGACACAGCAGACAATAGAAGAATTTCGCAGGCAGGCGGGTATTCTTGGCAATTCCGTGCAGGAAAATGGGAAAATGGCGCGGGCAATTGTCGATGCGTCATTCCATAACGCCACTTATTCCGATCGAATCTGGATGTATCAGGATATGCTGAAAGCAGAGCTGGACAAGCTGCTGAAAACAGGGCTAATCCAGGGCAAGAACCCGCGGGAGCTTGCGGTGCACCTGCAGAAACGCTTCGGTGCAAGCCGGGAGGATGCAGAGCGGCTCATGGTCACGGAGCTTGCCAGAGTCCAGACAGAAGCGCAGAAGCAGTCCTATATTCGAAATGGATTCGAAGAATATACATACGTTGCCTGCTGGAATGCAGATGTCTGCGAGCGGTGCCAGGCGTTGGATGGTAAGCATTTCAAAGTGCAGGATATGATGCCGGGGACGAACGCGCCGCCGATGCATCCGCGGTGTCACTGCTCCACGGCAGCCTATGAAGGCAGTGCAGAATATGAGAAATGGTTGGACTTTCTGGAACAGGGTGGTACCACAGAAGAATGGGAAGCATCGAAAAACAGAAAGGCAAGATATAAAGACAACGAAGGAATATTCCAAACATTGGATGGCAGATCAAAGGGGCGAGACGTTATCAAACCTCGAAATATCATGAAAGAAATGAAAAAGTCCAGCATCGGAACGGAAATGTTGGAATATCTTCAGGAAAATGATATTCAAATAAAGGTATGGTACGGAGTTGATGTTGATGAAGGACTGGACGGACTTTTCGAAGATGGAGAAATCAACATTTATGCTGATAATACCAAAACGGTTCGTGAAACGGCTATTACGGTGATTCACGAGGCCACGCATGCCAAAATCAACAAGCCAAATACCAAAAGTCAAGAACTGCAATGCTATGTGAACGAGTACAGGCATCAAAACATTGAATTGACAGAGAAAGTGCTCCAGGATATAATTAATCATATAAATGATAAATATCCGAATCTGAAATGGGAGTGATTGTTTATGACGAATACTCTGAATATTCCGCCTCATGAGAGAGTAAAGCTCTTGAGGAAAGGCGAAAAAGTTTTGTGCAAAAAATGTAAAACAGGAATCATGATTCCTGTTGGCGACCGTGAAAAAACCAATACTTTTTACTGTGATTCTTGCAAGAATCAGTTAATTATCAACTGATGATAAGGAGACGGTGCAAATGGCTCAGAATGATTACTTTGTGATCGTATATCAGGTACTGAAATATCTGTATGAATGTTTGAAAAAGGGTGAAAAACCAGAAGCGTGTTACCTTACGGCATCAGCCTATAATATTCCCGAAAATTATTGGCAGTATATCATTTTAAGCTTGATTACAGAAGGGTATGTAAAAGGTATTGCCGTCAATCATACGAAAGATGGCGTTCTTTTAGGCGATCTGCCCGATACCATTATCACGCCGAAAGGTATTTCCTATCTGTTCGAAAATTCGTTGCTTGAAAAGGCAAAAAGGACGTTGAAGGACGTAAAAGAGATGGTCCCGTTCGTATAAAACTGTTTAAGGAGCAAAAACGATAATGGCAAAGAATGACATGGAAGTAATCATGTATAAAATACTGAGATATCTGTACGAATGCATGAAACTCGGCGTAGAACCGGAACTCGAACAGTTTGCCTGGAATTCAAAATTATTTGATATTCCGCAAAGCTATTGGTGCAAGATCATTGTAACACTTGTAAGGAAGGGATATATTACAGGGTTTGCAGTCATTGACAAAACAAAAGACGCGCCAATGCTCCAAACAGACAGACCATTTGAGATTACGTTTGAGGGCGTACAGTTCCTGGAAGAAAACAGCCGTATGCAGAAAGCAAAAGAATATTGTGCCGAAACATTCAACGTGATCTTGTCTGCATTACTTGGCGCAATTATTTCATAGTTACCACCAGTCGAGAGGCCGGTGGTATTTTTGTGCCCATTTGTTAAGAAAGAGAGGATCAGAGAATGATTGAGGTGCGCGTTCGTAAAAACGAAATTAAGGTGTCCGGTCATGCAATGTACGCACCGCACGGGCAGGACATCGTCTGTGCGGGTGTTTCCAGCCTTGTGCGGACGCTGATCCGCTCGATTGAGGATCTGACAAGGGATGAAATAGAATACAAAGTATCGCCCGGATGGGTTGATATACAGTATGGGAATCTATCGGAGAAAGCAAGAACTCTGGTGGATTCCTTTTTTGTCGGCATCTGTCTGATGGCCGATGAATTTCCGGAGTATGTCCGGATCGTGTAACCGATGTGACCGGAATGTCGTTAAACTATGATTCTGGAGCAACGGCACGGGGCTATTACAGAACGGGACGGGGCAGAAAGGACCGAACATGAAGTATAAAAACAATCGTTGGAGACCTCCAATGATCAACCTGCAGTTATTTGCAGAAGGCGAAGGAAACGACAATGGAGCCGGAGACGGAGACGATGGCGGAGCTGGAGCAGGTTCTGGAGATGGCGGCAATGAGATGTCGTTTGATGATTTTCTGGGGCAGGCAGAGAATCGCGCGGAGTTCGACCGCAGAGTGCAGAAAGCGGTAAATACAGCAGTGACCAAAGCGCAGGAAAAGTGGCAGGCACTGACTGATGATAAGCTTTCAGAGGCGGAAAAGCTGGCGAAGATGACAAAGGAAGAGAAAGCGGAGTATAAAACCCGGAAGTTGGAAAAGGAACTGGCAGATCTGAAACGGCAGAATTCGCTCTCGGAAATGTCAAAGACGGCTAGAAAGATGCTGGCAGATGAAGAAATCAACATCCCGGATGAACTTCTGGCACATCTGGTATCGGAAAGCGCCGAGGATACCAAGACGGCAGTCGAAGCTTTCACAAAGATGTACAAGGATGCAGTACAGGCTGCCGTAAAAGATGCCCTGAAAGGAAATGCCCCAAAGGGCGGATCCGGCGGAAAAGGCGCTGTGACAAAAGAACAGATTCTTGCAGTCAGCAACCCAATTGAACGGCAGCGGCTGATTGCGGAAAATATTGCATTATTTCAGTAGGAGGAAAACAGCATGCATAGAATTGGAAAATTAGGGCTGCAGGTATTTGCGGCACCGGATAACATGACAGGTCAGGCACAGATCCAGGTAAAAGCCCGCGAGATTGATTTCGTAACATCTTTCGGCAAAAACATTCAGGCGTTGCTTGACGTCCTGGGCATTATCCGAATGATCAAGAAAGATAACAACACCGTTTTAAAGACAAAAAAGGTGACAGGAAACCTGCAGTCCGGTGAGGTCGCAGAGGGCGAAGAGATCCCGTATTCCCAGTACGCTGTGGAAGAAATTCCGTTTGATACTATTAAAATCAGCAAGTATCGTAAGGGAGTAACCCTGGAGGCAATCGCGGAAAAGGGATATGATGCCGCAGTACAGGATACTGACGAAGAGTTCAAAACCGATCTGCAGAACGTTGTCATGGATAAGCTGTACGCACAGCTGAAAGCAGGTTCTCTGACTGGCCATGAAAGCACTTGGCAGATGGCGGTTGCTATGGCAATCGGAAAGGTTAAAGATAAGTTCAAAAAGATGAGAAGAACGGCTACCGGCGTAGCAGTATGGGTAAATACACTGGATGTGTATAAATATGTCGGTGCCGCGGATATCTCCCTGCAGACAGCGTTCGGCTTTGAGTACATGAAGAAGTTCCTTGGCGCTGATGTTGTCTTCGTAAGCTCTGAAATCCCGGAAAACGTCGTCATTGCTACTCCACTCAACAACATCATCGGATATTACATCGATCCGGGCGACTCTGAGTTCGTAAAAGCTGGCCTCAGCTATACAACGGACCCGACTACTCATTTTATCGGTTTCCATGCACAGGGTACTTACGAGAGAGCAATTTCGGATCTGTACGCTATTATGGGTCTGCGCTTATTCTGTGAGTACCTGGATGCCATCGCCTACATCTCCGTTGGTGGCGCGGATACGCAGACTCTTGGAAAACTGACCGTAACGGCGGCAGAAGGATCTGAAACAGGAAAAACAAAGATCTCCGTAAAAGAGCAGCTGATGTCTATGAAAAACTGCTGGAAGTACAAAGATGCGGCATCCGCGACTGCCGTGAAATACGGCGATGACGTGAAAAACTGGAGCAAATGGGATGGAGAATCCGAAATCGCATCTACAGCAACCCATCACATCACGCTGGTTGAGTGTGATCAGAACTATAAAGCAGTCCGTTCCGGCGATGTAACAGTAGCTGTGAAGAGCTGAGAAGGAGGAACCTATGTACAGGGTGATTGAATACTTTACGGATCTTCATGACGATGACCATGAGTACCGAGAGGGTGATGTTTTCCCGCGCGAGGGAATCAAGGTCTCGAAAGAGCGTCTGGAAGAGCTTGCTTCGGATAAAAACCTGCGTGGAACCCCGGTGATCGAACTGGTAAAAGAACCAGAGAAGTAGGAGGCAGTCGATGCTCGAAGATCTGAAACTGCTTCTTGGACTGGAAGACACAGATAAAAAGACAGAACAGCAGCTACAGCTGATTCTGAATGCCACGAAACAGCGGTTGAAATTTCTTCTTGGCGGTCTGGAGCCGCCGGAAGAAATGGAATACATCATATTGGATGTTTCAGTCATTCGATTCAACCGAATCGGATCAGAAGGGCTCTCCTCTCACAGTGTTGAGGGCGAGAGCCTTTCCTGGTCTGAAAATGATTTTGCCGGGTACATGGATGATATTCAGTCTTATCTGGACAGCAAGCGGGAGGCAAGGAAGGGAAAGGTGAAGTTTTTGTGAGATACGATACGCCAATTTTCTTCCGGCGAGTCCTGCCGGGTGAGTATGATCCAACGACTGGAAACTATGCCGACGATCAGGTAACAGAGGTGCGGAAAATGGCATCTGTGATGGATACGCGGGCGGAAATCATGCAGATCGTATACGGTGGGATCCGTCAGGGCAGCGTGACAGTGCAGCTCCAGAACCATTATCAGAAGCCGTTTGACAGGATCCGGATTGGAAACACGACCTACAAAGTGGACTATACGCGGAAATTACGTGTGAAACAGACATTCATACTATCGGAGGTGGTCTGATGCCGAAAATCAAGCTGGAAGGAATGGAAAAACTGCAGGTTAAACTGAAAAAAAACGTGCAGATGAGTAAAGTGAAACAGATAGTAAAGGATAATGGTGCAGCGCTGCAGGAGGCCGCACAGAGAAAAGCTCCAGTGGATACTGGTAATTTGAAACGAAACATCGGTCTTGAGATCCGAGATGGCGGCCTTACGGCGGAAGTAGAGCCGACGGCAGAGTATGCGGCATACGTGGAGTATGGAACCCGATATATGAACGCACAGCCGTATATGCGCCCTTCCTATACAGCACAGAAAGAGAAATTCAAATCTGATCTGAAAAAGCTTACGAGGTGACACGATGGATCCACAGCAGGAATTATTCAGTGCATTGCTTCTGGAATTGAAAAAACAGTATCCAGGCAGTGTGTATGACACGTTTTTACCGTCGGAAGGCACACCATATCCGTTTGTCTATCTGGCAGACAGTGATTTGAATGACAGAGCCAATAAAACAGCCGTGTTCGGCATTGTAAGCCAGACAATCCACGTCTGGCACGACAATCCGCGGCAGCGAGGCACAGTTTCACAGATGATTCTGCAGATCAAGCAGATTTGCAGACAACTGGAACATACCGGTAGCTTCTCCTGGTCCGTGCAGGACTTGAATCAGAGAATATTGTCGGACACAACTACCAACCAGCCACTTCTTCACGGCATCGTGGAAGTGACTTTTTTATTCAGTTAGGAGAACAGCATGAGAAAAACAATTGATTTACAGTTATTCGCAGATGCGGTACGTGGTAAAAAGATCGTTTATCTGTACCGCCTTAAAAAAGATGCGGCTAAAAATGCAGCTACAGCATTAGCGTTTACGACAGAGAACGGCAGAACGACAAGCAAGGATGCAGATACCACAGAGACCAAGGACGGCACGATTCGAACCCCGGGAGCAGCCGAGGTTGAGATTACGGCAACCAGTATTCTTGCCAAGGGCGACACACTGATCGACTCTCTTGAAGATGCCATGATCAATGATGAACTGGTCGAGATCTGGGAAGCAAATCTGGATGAACCAGCATCCAGCGGAAGCAATAAATTCAAGGGAAAATATTTCCAGGGTTACGTAACGGAGCTGGAAAAGACTTCGAATGCCGAGGATATGGTAGAAGTATCCCTTACCTTTGGCGTAAACGGAACCGGCGAGAAAGGCGATGTGACAGTGACAGCCGCACAGCAGGAAGTAGCGGCATACGTATTTACAGATACAACTAAAACAGGAGCGTAAAAATGCAGAGGGCGAGCAATCGTCCTCTTTTTTGAACAGTAAAGGAGAAAAATGATATGGAACTTACAATCAATGGACAGGTGTATCAGTTTAATTTTGGCATGGGATTCATGAGAGAAATGAATAAAAAAGTAACTATGCCGGTAGACGGAGTAAAAGATGCTAAGAAGAATATTGGCCTGAGATACGCTGTGGCAGGGATCATGGACGGAGATGTAGAGTCTCTTGAGGATCTGTTACTCGTAGCGAATAAAGGGCAGAATCCGAGAGCAACTACAGAAATTCTGGATGAATATATTGATGATCCGGATACCGATATCAATCAGCTCTTCGAAGATACGATGGGTTTCTTAAAGAGTGCAAATGCTACGAAGAAATGCGTCCAGAATCTCGAGAAGACGATCGAGGAAGAAAAAGCGAAGAAGTAGGCGATATAACTCATGAAGAGGCGAGCTTCGAAGAACAATACCGGGAAGCTGCAATCAGTTGCTTCCGGTATCTGGGATTCACATCGTTTGAGCAGGTTGATCGTCTGACGATTGCACAGTACGAAATTATGATGGAAGCGCTGAGATATCGAATAGTAGACGACGAATACAGGGCACATCGGCAGGCCTTTCTGAATTTTGCGGCCCAAGCGCAAAAAAAATCCGGCAAGAAAACAGTGCCAGTATATAAAAGGTTCCGGAATTTCTTTGACTATGAAAAAGAATTAAGAAATGTGAAGGAAAAGAAGCATAAAAAGAGTGATCCACGATTCGCTGGAATATCCAAATTGCTAAAGAGAGGGGAGTGAACAGATGGCAGAATCTTATAGCGTAAAGGCGGTTTTGTGCGCGGAAGATAAGAACTTCTCCTCAATGATGAAATCATGCAGCAGTTATGCTGAAAATCTGAAAAATACGCTTACAAGTGGAATTGGATTCGGCGCTATGGCGGCGATCGGATCCAAGGCAGTATCGGCAGTCGGAAGTGGATTAAAAAGTCTGACTACAGGAGCAATAAGCGCTGGTGCGAATTTTGAGAATGCTATGTCATCTGTAGCAGCTATTTCCGGGGCTACAGGATCTGACTTCGATCGGCTATCTGAAAAGGCGAAACAGCTCGGAAAAATCACACAGTACACCGCAAGTGAGACAGCTTCTGCGATGGAGTACATGGCAATGGCCGGCTGGAAAACGGAGGATATGTTAAATGGAATCGAAGGCGTAATGGATCTGGCCGCTGCATCGGGAGAAGATTTGGCTGGCGTTTCCGACATCGTAACAGATGCTATGACAGCTTTCGGTTTATCGGCGGATGGTACCACCAAAATTATCAAAGATGGTTTTACAAAAGAAGTCTCCAACGCTTCACATTTTGCTGATGTTCTGGCAGCAGCTTCGGCAAATTCCAATACCAATGTTGCTATGCTGGGCGAATCTTTTAAATATGCGGCTCCCGTAGCTGGATCGTTAGGATACAGCGTAGAAGATACAGCCATTGCCCTCGGACTCAT